ACGTCTGCATGTTGCCGTCAGCGCTGTATTTGCGCTGCTGCTGCCTGCTGCGAGCTGCCTAGCAACTCCCGGCGATCCCAGCGGCTCAACTGCGTCAACGTAAGTGCCATCAGGGCGTCTGATAGCGGTGATGTCATCGGCGTTATAGCTGTAAGGCATGTCTTAGCTCCGTCTGATTGCGATGTTGCCTGGTCCGCTAATTCTAAGGCCAGTCAAATAGCGTTCATACAGTGGCGGCACGCGGTCGGCCCCAATTGCGCCAGATGTGAGGTTCGGCGTGATGCTGATGCTGCCGATCGAAAGGCTCTTGTAATCCTCAAGACCGCTCAAGCTGATGCCGTCTTCGTTGTTGTGCAGGTAAACCGCCAGCTCAATTTGAGCCCTCTTGATCTGGTCTGGGATCTCGGTGTCAGTGTAATAATCCGCCGTGATCGTGAACGGGAAGCCGGTTGAATATCGGCTTGAGTAGGTGTCAGGCTTGCGGACCCCCGTTCTAGGCCACTGCAATGCCTGCGTGTCGGTTGCGCGAGCGCCAAGAAACCGCTCACGGTCTAGCCGCTGTGCAGCTGCTGCAAGCGCTCGATTCCTTGAATCAGTGTTCCCTGTCTCCCATTTTGATGCATCAGAACTCAAGACCATTGCATCAACCAACGCATCAGCGTCAGTCAGCGTCAGGTAGGAGTTTGCGTTTGCGGCTCCTGGTGTTGCGACGATTACTACTGCCATCAGTCGATCCCTGTTTGCTGGTCTCCTCCGGTGCCGGAGCAGCGGCAGCCTTGGCGGTGGCTGCTGCTGCTTCCTGCTCCTTCGCCCTTCTAAAAGCGTAGAGCCCCATGATTATGCGGCTGCGGCTTTCATCACTGCAAAGTTGATGACCACAACCTCACCAGCGGTTGACCCGAGGTTTGAGAGTGTGACATCGAAACTTCCCGCAGCAGTGGCGGACACAAACGCCAGGTAGAGCCCTGTGCTTGCGCCAGACTGGACGCTAACCAAAACCACGTCACTAGCAGTGACAGAGCTATTGGTGACGGTAAAAGTCGCCTCAGCGTTGCCCGCTAACGATGCGTTATGAGTCGTGATTGCTCCTGATGGAGCGTTCACGGTCACGCCTGTTGCCTTGCTTGTGAGCTGGGTTACAGCCCCGCCGGAAACGTAGCCAATGGCTAACCCGGCGGATGTTTCAAAAAAACTTGCCATGATTGATCAATCCATTGCAGAAACGACGGTGGCGCGAACGATTCCAATATTCTTGGTTTCGTACACTTTCGACCAGTTAGCAGCAGTTGCTAGCTGGGTGCGATTTGGGTTGGAATCAGTGACATTCCACTTTGCGCCCACTGGGTGGTAGATGTAGTGGAGGTCGATTGACATCGCGTCAGACTTTTGCAAGATGTCGCGATCGGTCTCCGTTGTGATCCCAGCTTGCTCGCCACTTGCGACGCTGCCTTGACTGAACATGTAGGTTGCATATTCAGTAGACGCACCGGATCCAACGGTGTTCACATCGTCAGAGACGATTACGCGCATTCCCAGGTAGGTAGGAACTGTCACGTCACCGTAAGCAGCTGCAATGGACCCGCCGGATGCAGTTGCATCACCGCCGGCAACATCTGTCGCCTTGACGTAATCAACAGCACGACGCTCAACAAGTTCGTAATAAACTTTTGAGTGCATACAGATCGTTGTCAGCTTTTCGCCTTGATCGCCCAGAAGTGCGCGAGCCTGCGAAACCTGACGGGGGCTGAGTGATGTTGGAGTGTCACCAGATTCGCCGTCAATTGTCAGATCAAAAAATGCAGATGCTGAGCTGTTGTTATTGACCGGACCAAACACACCGTTAAGACACGCAAGCATGTCTTTCTGGCGCTGATGGTTGACATAATTGGCAACCTTTTGGCCAATGGCAGCCATAGGGTCAGACCCAGCGGCAAGGGCAGCAAGATCACGCGATTCCCACGCACGTCCGCGATGCAATACAACGCCAACCTGCTTCTGCGCTGAGATCTTGCTAGGCGTCAATGAAGAGCTGTCAGACAGAACTTCAAAATCGCCTGGAAGATTCGCGTTATAAAACGGGACATTAACGAAATCGCCGCCTTCCTGTGCCGCGTTAAGTGCGGCCAATGGTGCAACAACACCGCTTTGCAAAAAGGCATCACGCCGCGTTGATTCTTCGATCAAATACGGGGTGAACACCTCTGGAACAATAATGTCAGAGCGCAGAACCGCCATGACTAACCTCCTAAAAATGGTTGTTTATTTTTCGGGCGTAACCCTTGCGGCTCTGCGTAGCTTCACCTTCACTACATATTAGCGGTTTGCAGCATTCTTCAACCTCTCGTACAAATCACGATCAGTTTTGAATAGTCTTCCTTGCTCCGTTAAGTCGAAGCTTTCACGGCTGAACGGGTTCTTTGTGCCCGGTGTGATCTCACCGCTCGCCCTCGACGATGGAGCTCCACTGCCCTGCGGCTTTGGTGCCTTTTGCATCCATGCTGGTGTTTTGGCCTTTGCCCATTCCCCTACGGGGGTGCGCTCATAGCCATCAACGACCACGACAGTGCCATCAGGCTCACGCTGAATTTGGTCGCGTTTCAACTGGGTGTTAAGCACCAGTTGAGGGTCATGCACCACATCAGACAATGCGCTGACGGCTGGTGCCATCAACTCAAGTTCTTGCACTCGATCGGTCAGCTCAGCGATCCGCTTGTCTTTCTCGGTAGCTGATTCCCTGAACTGCTGCTCAAGTGCAGCTTTGGCCTCGGCGTATTGGCCTTTGCTTTCCAGTTGGTCTTGCTCAGCCTTTGCCTTGAAGTCAATCAGGGCCTGAACGTCAACATCAGCAGCTTTTGCTTTGTTCAGCTTGCCAATCAGCTCATAATTCTTGCGCTCTAATGCTTCAACGCTTTTCTTTAGCGCCTCAACATCAGCTGTTGGTTGTTCTTGCTCTTGAGACGTAATCTCGTCGGTCATGTGAAACCCGTAAGGCTTATTTGCCTCACCACTTTACTTTATCCGCCCAATAGGCTGCAGAAGTTTTGCCTTTGGCGATGTTTTTCGCATGTCGCGCTTTGAATGATGCGCGTTTTGCTTTATCAGCTTGTGATTCACTTTTTCGGGGTGGCTTGGGATTCGCGCCTTGCATCCCAAAACGGATCAGCTTGGGTTTGCCGTCAACCTTCACCACCACCGCGTGAGACTTGCCGCTTGAATGATTTGGGGTTCGGATCGGCTTGTCATAACCCTCGAACGTATGGCCGCCGCGCTTGATGCTCACTTCTTCTTTGGTGCTGCCTTCAACTGTGATCGACGCTTTAAGACTGGGTTGCCTGTCGATTCTGATTTGAGTTTGATCACTGGATCGTCAGCAGTGCCGACCCTGACGATGTTGCCACCTTTGGGGCCCTTGATCGCTGCCCTGGCCCCGCCCATTGCGGTAACAGTGCCAAACGTCCGTTTCCCTTGATAAACCCAGCTGACTCGCTGCCCTTTTCTCACTTCTTCATTCCTTTCTTCATGCCTTTTTTGGTTCCTTTCTTCATGCCCTTCTTCATGCCCTTCTTCATGCCTGCTGAATACTTCATTTGAATGGCTCCCGTCGCTTTGATTCTAGGGTTGCCCGTACCGTGCCTTGAGCTGCTTCAATGTCAGCTCTGAACCATCATTCGCAACAAACTTACGGATTGCATCCTCTGGCCCGTACTTCTTTACCAGCTTGTTCCAATAGGGGATCCTGCTCGGCCCTAAGACATCGCGCTTTATGTTGTCGCCTTGTTCCTGTAACCATTCCCCATATGATTGATTCGCTGGAACCGTCCGAGTCTTGGCTGCTTTGCTCATCGGCCCTGAGATGATGCCCGGCCTGCGTATAGCGCTAGGTGGTGGCTCAGGCATCCCAAGCGCTGCATAGTCAATCTCAGGGACTGTCGTTGATCTGCAGTTGAAATGCTGCGGTGGCGTCGGCCCCTTGCCGTACTCAAACACCTGCTGATCTAATGCTCTGCAACGCGCAGATGTGCGGGAATCCAGCGTCGCAACGTATTTATATTTCTCGGTAATCTCAGCGTTTGCCTTGTAAGTGGCTTGGCTGATCGCATTTGCCACCTGGTTGACGCTTGTCCTCACCAGCGTGTTCACCTGATGGTTGGCCACTGCTGTGAGCTGCCCCCCTGCCTGCGCTAGTTGCCGCACTGATAACGGCCCAAAATCAGCAAACTTCAAACGGCCCTTTAGGCGCCTCGCCATTTGTGGCCCTGAGTCGCCCGCCAAAAACCCAGACTGAACCGTTTTTGTGAACAGCTCAGCTTGAGATTCAGCGATCCCCCGAAATGCTTTCGATACGGTTGAGCCATTCGGCAGCGTGATTTGAGCACCCTGCGTTGCTGTCAGCCTGAATGTTGCCGGCGATGGCCCTACAGCTTCCAGCAGGTCATCAGACAGAACATTCAGGCCGATCTCGATTGGGTCTGTCATCACGACAGCGCGAGCAAAAGCAGGATCAATCTGCAGCGCTCTCACCTGATCAGCTAGCCGCTCTGGCACCATCTCCAGCAGCTGCGTCCTGATGAACTGCTCCTCGAATGTGGCCAGGCCCTGCAGTTCCCCGGCCAGCAACGCGGAGCTTTCGCCAGCCCAGTTGTCGAGGCTTGCCCGTAGCTGCCTAACGATCTCCCTAAGCCGTGTCTGACGGTCAAAGGCACGCTCATCTTCGACTAGGGTCTGCAGCTCCGCGACAGCCTGCAGGATCAATCGGTTGTAAGCAATCGCGATCTGTTTGGCCTCAGCATTGCTGAACCTGTTCAGATCGACGGCATGACGATAGAACTCAGACGGTGTGCTCATTCCTGCAGGCCACCAGCAGCCGTTGCCTCCAGCTCTTCTTCAATGTCAAAGTCATCACCAAGCACTTCACCGGCCTCTAGCTGGGTCAGCATCGTCGATTGAGTGATGGTCCCGGCCAAGTAGAGCTCAAGCAATGCTTTGATCTCGCCTGGGTCCATGCGAGCGCCCATGAAGTCCCTGTTGATCAATGCGCTGCCGGGTGATGCGTCGTTTAGATAATCAGCATGAAACCGCAGGCAATTGTCAATCATGTCCTGCATATTTTGGGCGATCACCATCATCGTGGAATCGCCTTGGCTGCGATCGATGCGTTTCGACTCAGCTGTTTCAGCCGATAGCTTTTGGCCCAGCACACTGGCCAGACCTAGCTCATTGATCTGCTTTTCGATCTGATCCAGCCGCTGAAACAATGCGTTGAAACTTGACCCGGCCGGCTCGATGTATTGGGCTGATGCGCCTTCTGGCAAGGCCATTGCTTCATTTGGCCCCGCCG